ACTTAAAATTTTTAACAACGGTAACAATTGGATGAATATGGAAATTATGTATCCACAATCAGCAAATGTTATAGTTTATGATGCACCTAAATTGCAATTCCATGGCGTATTAAAATACGAAAAAGGTTCACCTGTAGGAACAGTTAAAGATGGTGCTAGAATGCTAGCTGGTATGATTAAACAAGTAGATGCTAACATACAAAAAAGTTTTTCAATAATTGGACCTCATGTATTAAAGGTAAAGCCAAGTCAAAATTTTGGAGATAAAATACCTTACTTTACGAGCAAATTGCAAAAATTAATGTCTCCTTATAATATGAAAGATTCTAATAAATTTGCTGATTATCATCAAGCATGGTGGGAATCTTATATTGATAAAAACTTTAAAGGTTTAGAAAATAGAATAAAAATGGGATTAGTAAAACGTTGGGCGTTTTTTGATAAATCATTTAGACTAAATGCTAAAAATATTGAAGATCAAGAATTGAGAGAAAAAATAATTGAGTTCGATAAACAAAAACATAAAGGTACTGTTCAAGATACTATGAAACCTTTCGAATTATTATTTTTTGAATTAGGAGTAGAAGTATTAAGAAATGTAGAAAACTTTTTAGCAGTGAATCCTGATAAAGCAATTCAGCATGTTAAGAAACAAGTTTCTAAGGCAATAAGTGATGTTCGTAGAGGTGGTGATATAAAGAAATTAAATAGGTTAGGTAAACAGTTAAATAAATTAAATCAATTAGGTGGATGGAAAGCTATAATACCATCAGAAGGATTAGTATTTATTTATAAAGGTAAAACGTATAAACTTACCGGTGCATTTGGACCAATAAACCAAATAGCAGGAATGATGACGTTTTAGGAGATGGTTATGAGAAAAGGTATAAGTGAATCTAAAGTAAAGAGAATGAGAAATTTGCTTACAAAAAAATATGGCGATAAAACTCGAATACGAAGTGGATATACTAAAAAGTTAGAAGAAAGAAAAGAAGGTGATACATGGTTTGAAAATGGTAAAAAATGGACTATTAAAAATGGTATACGTAGGAATGTATCAAAATTTAATAAAGCTAGAAAAATAAATAAAATACCATTAAAATGTCCTAAATGTAGTAAACCACTTAATCACCCAGCACATAAAGCTATGTATAGAAGATGGGGGATGTGTTTAACTTGTGTATCAAAGTGGGAAGAAAAAATGAAAAAGGATGGTACATATGATGATTGGTATAAAGAGTTTGATGAAAAAAACTTTAATGCTTTTATAAATGATGTTACTGTTGAATATAATGAGTGGGTAGAGTCAAGAAATAATAAACATTTCATTACTGAAGCAGGTGATATTGAAGAGTGGAAGGGTGGTAAAACAAACGATGAACTTAAAGAAAAGTTTAAATCTGATGTAAGTGAACTTATCGAGAAAAGAAATGGCAAGACTAACTAACGAACATTTAAATAACGAAATAAATCTTGTAAAACAGGAGCTTGAGTATATGAAAAAAACTCAAGAAAAAATGCAAGCTGATCTTTCTATGATAAAAGAAAGGTTGTTAAATCCTGACGAAGGTACTGTAGCTAGAGTAAATAAAAATACACAATTTAGAAAATCAACATCTAAAGTATTGTGGTCAATTTGGATTGCTTTAGTAGGTATTCTTACTAAAATGATATTTTGGAGCTAATTATGAAAATTAAAGATTTAATTAAAGAAGAAGTACAAAAGATGTTAGAAGCATCTATGACTAAAGGATTTAGAAAAGCTGTAGAAGCTCTTCAAGATATACAACTAAAACAACAACAGTTACGTAAAGCTTTTGTTGCTGAAAAAAATCCTAAAAAGAAAGAAAAATTAAAACAAGCACTTATTAAAATGCATAAAGTTGTTCAGAAAGCTGAACTTGACTTTAATAGAGCTATCTCTAACGAACCGGTTGATTTAGATGAATTAGATGTTAGAAAAACTCATGGAGATAGAAGGATTGAGAATCCTAAAACAGGTAATGATGTTAAATTAAGAACTGCTTTGAAAGCTAAAAAAGGTTCACAAGTTTATCAAGCAGCGAGAAAAATTTATAATAGATTAAAAGATAAGGAATAATATGAAAAAGTTATGGAATATCCTATTAGCAATAGGAGCGGTTATCGTTGGTATTTTCGCATTAACTGCAGGGCGAGGTAATAAAAAACAATTTAAAAAAGATCTTAAAGATAATAAAAATAAAATAAAAGATATTAAAAAGAAAACTAAAAAAGCTAAACAAGAAAAGAAAAAAATAGAAGAAAAAATTGTTGAGCAAGATGTAAAAATAAAAGAAACAAAAGATAAAGTAAAATCAACTAAATCAGCTAAAAAGACTATTTCTGATTTTGAAAAAAAGTATAGGAGTAAAAAGTAATGAAAAAAATATTATATATATTAACACTTATACTTTTAGCGTCTTGTGCTGCACCAAAAAAATGTTGTGCGCAAGATAAAATTGTAAAAATACCACAATCAGAATTAGATGCTTTTTTCTTAGCTGTTGATACTTTACAATACCAGGATTCATTAAAAAATATACTTATAGCAGACCTTGAATTACAGTTAGTAAATAAAACAAATTTAAATTTTACTAACGAAACAATTATTCTTAATCAAAATAGTGAAATTAAATTACTTAACGATCAAATTAAACTATACGCAGATAGATTAAAAATAACAGATAAATGGTATAATAAAAGATGGTTTGGTATAGTAATTGGAGTTGCTGGTACTTCCACTGCAATATATTTAGCTGGTCAACTATAATTATTTAATTCGTATATATTTATATATAACATGGCTAAAGATATTAAACAAATTATACAAAAAGAGTATTTAAAATGTGCAAAAGATCCTGTGCATTTTATGAGAAAATATTGTAAAATTCAACACCCTACTCGTGGTAAAATTAATTTTGACTTATACCCATTTCAAGAAAAAGCTCTTACACAATTTAAAGATCATGATTATAATATTATTTTAAAATCTAGACAATTAGGTATATCTACATTAACTGCTGGTTATACTTTATGGGGTATGGTATTTAATCAAGATTTTAATGCTTTAGTTATTGCAATTAAACAAGATACAGCTAAAAATTTAGTAACTAAAATTAGAGTTATGCATGAAAACTTACCAAGTTGGTTAAGAGGTCAAGTTTTAGAAGATAATAAATTATCATTAAGATTAAAAAATGGTTCACAGTGTAAAGCAGTTTCTTCTTCTCCCGATGCTGGTAGATCTGAAGCTTTATCTTTGTTAGTAATCGATGAGGCAGCATTTATCGATGGGATTGATGAAATATGGACTTCTGCACAACAAACATTAGCAACTGGTGGTAGATGTATTGCGTTATCTACTCCTAATGGTGTTGGTAACTGGTTTCACAAAACATGGGTAAAATCAGAAAATGGCGAAAATAAATTTAACACTATTAGACTTCACTGGACGGTTCATCCTGAGAGAAATCAAACTTGGAGAGATGAACAAGATGTAATATTAGGTACTGACCAGGCAGCACAAGAATGTGATTGTGATTTTATTAGCTCTGGTAATTCAGTTGTTCCTGGTGTTTTACTGGAGTGGTATAAATCTAATACATGTCAAGAGCCGGTTGAAAAACGTGGTCACGATGGATTATATTGGGTATGGGAATATCCTAATTATACTAAAAGTTATGTAGTTGTAGCTGATGTCGCGAGAGGTGATGGTGCGGATTATTCTACATTTCATGTTATTGATATAGAATCAGTAACTCAAGTTGCTGAATATAAAGGTCAAATAGGTGTTAAAGAATTTGGAAATATGTTAGTTAACGTTGCTACTGAATATAATGAAGCATTGCTTGTAATAGAAAACGCTAACATAGGATGGGCAGCTATACAACCTGCAATCGATAGAGGATATCGTAACTTATATTATACTTATAAACATGAAGGTGTTGTTGATCCTGATGTTCAATTGAGAAAAGGATATGATATTAAAGATAAATCTCAAATGGTTCCAGGTTTTACAACTTCTGCACGGACTAGACCACTTTTGATATCCAAGCTAGATATTTATTTTAGAGAAAAAGCATGTGTTGTGCGTTCGACTAGACTTATAGATGAACTCTTTGTTTTCGTCTGGAAAGGTGCTAGACCGGAGGCACAATCTGGGTATAACGATGATTTAGTAATGGCTTTCAGTATTGCTATGTATATTCGTGATACAGCTTTAAAATTAAAAAATGAAGGATTGGAATTAAACAAACGAGCAATAGGAATGATGGGTACAAATTCATCATACAATGGAGTTTACACGCAAACATCAGATCCTAACAATTCATGGAATATGGATTTAGGAAATGATAAAGAAGATCTAACATGGTTATTATAAGGAGTATAAAAAATGGCAGATAAAACATTTTTCGGAAGACTACAAACTCTTTTTTCTACGAATGCAGTCGTTAGAAGAGTAGGAACAAATAAATTAAAAGTTATAGATGTAAATAAAATACAATCTAATAGTGGATTAGCTACAAATAAATTAATCGATAGATATACTAAACTTCATGGTTCGCTAACTAATTTAACTTATAATCAATATCAAAACTATCAAGTACAAAGATTAAATCTTTTTACAGATTATGAATCTATGGATGATGATTCTATTATATCATCTGCTTTAGATATTTACGCTGATGAATCTACTATAAAAAATGAATTCGATCAAGTATTAAGTATAAATTGTAAAGATCAAGATATAGAAAAAATATTACATAATTTGTTTTATGATGTTTTAAATATAGAATTTAATTTATGGCCATGGATACGTAATATGTGTAAATATGGTGATTTCTATTTAAAAATGGATATAACAGAAAAGTTAGGTGTTACTAATGTACAACCTATCTCTACATATGAAATTGTAAGAGAAGAAGGAACTGATCCTGCCAATCCTGAATATGTAAGATTCGTTCATGATGTATCATTAGCTGGACAATCATCTGGAGGTGGTGGATCAACAAGAACTGAACTTGAAAATTATGAAGTTGCACACTTTAGATTATTATCTGATACAAACTTTTTACCTTACGGTAAATCTATGCTTGAAGGTGCTAGAAAAGTTTGGAAACAATTAACTCTTATGGAAGATGCTATGATGATTCACAGAATTATGCGTGCACCTGAAAAACGAGTATTTAAAATCGATATAGGTAATATACCTCCTAATGAAGTCGATAACTATATGAGACAAGTTATTGATAAAATGAAAAAAGTACCTTATGTTGATCAAACTACAGGTGAATATAATCTTAAATTTAACATGCAAAATATGTTAGAAGATTTTTACCTACCTGTAAGAGGTGGTCAATCAGGCACTGAGATAGATTCCTTATCAGGAATGGAATTCGGTGGTATTGAAGATGTTGATTATCTTAAAAATAAAATATTTGCCGGATTAAAAGTACCTAAAGCATTTTTAGGATATGATGAAACTACTGAAGGTAAAGCAACTCTAGCTGCTGAAGATGTAAGATTTGCAAGAACAATAGAAAGGATTCAAAGAATAGTAACCTCAGAGTTAACTAAAATAGCTATTGTACATTTATATTCTCAAGGGTATACTGATGAAAAGTTAGTCGATT